TCGCCAAACCTGTGGCTCAGTGTGCGTGGAATAATCTCTCTGCTGCCGGTAACTGCCATCACTCAGCGCCTCCAAGAATGTCAACAGTCTCGTCGGGCTTGTTCTCGCGGATGGCCTTTTTGATTTCTTCCAGCTTCTTAATTTGCTCGCGTGCCGCCTCGACTGCTGGATCGACTCTGCCAGCTTGCAGTGCAAACACGGCAGCAGCGCCCTCTTTTGTGCGAATGTCGCTGACCTCAAGAGATGCTGTTGATTTTATTTGCAGCGACTCTTGCAGCTTTTTGCGGAAAGCCTCGCCATCTTTTGCCACATCGTCAAACTGTTTTTTGATCTTCTCATCATTCAACAGCTTTGTGACTTGTTTTTGCTTCGATGATTTGATCGCATCTTCTTTCTGCTTCTTGGCAGCTTCGGCCTGCTCTCGTAAAGCCTTAGCAGCTTTGGTCTCTTCCTTTGTAGATTTGCTTAATCCCAAGGCATATTGAAGAACAGCACCCGCCAGCAGGCCAAAGCCAAGAACCAACACTCCGATGCCCGTTGATGACAGCAGTGTGATTACAGATTTTGCAAGTGCATCGGTTGCCGCTTTCGCGCCCATTGTAGCAACAGCGTAAACACCAAGAGCAACAGCAGCTGCTGTCGAACCAACTACGGCACCAGCCATGTTTTCTGATATAAGGATTAAGACCGCAGCAATTGGTGGCAGAATCGTTGTTGCCAATGGCAGTGCTACTTCAGTCAATATCTTTAGTGATGCAGTGGCTATATCGATAGCTGCCTTTAAAGCTCTTGTGACTGCTGCAATGTCAAGCGTCTTAATAAAGTTCAGCATAGTCTCACCAGCCGTCATTAACTGCGGCACAAGCTCTGCAACGATTCGTTGAGCCAGACCGCCAAACGCCAGCGTCACCTTGGCAATCATGTCATCAAGCCCGGCCAGCCCGCTCATCTGCTCTTTGCTTAGGACAATGCCAAGCTCCTCGGCTTCCTTTCGCATCTTGGCAAGGTAGCCGGTGCCCTCTTGAAAAATTGGAAGAAGCTCTGTGCCGGATTTGCCAAACAGCGAAACCGCAGCGGCTGACTGCTGCGCAACCGTTGGGAGTTTCGATATGGCATCGGTCACAGCTTCAAAGGTTTTCTCTGGAGAAAGTCCCGCTAGATCCTGCATGCTCAGGCCGATGGCAGAGAATGCGTCTGCCGCAGCCTTGTTTCCGTTCTGCGCCTTACCTTGAATCACGGTCAGCTTCTGCAAGCTCTTGCCCATTAGCTCTGTGCTGACGCCAGATTGCGATGCGGCTAGGCCATAGCCCTGCAGGGTCTGCGTTGAGATGCCCGTTCGCTTGGATAGATCGTCAACAGCGGCTGCACTGCCAGCAGCTGCTGAGATAAATGATGTGAACTGCTGCGCTGTTGATCTGATGCCAGAAATCAATGCCTGGCCGATGGCAAGATTCTTCAGCACGCTCACATCGCTGCTGGTTTTCTTTGCTTGGTAGCCCAGCTTTTGTAGCTCGACAACTCCAGCGTTTATTCCTGACGCCATACGTTGGGCGCTTGCCGATAGTGTGAATCCTAGTCCGATTGCAGTTGCCATCTACAGTCCCAGATCTTTCTTCAATCGTCGGATGTTTTCTGCTAGCTGCGTTGGATGCTGCGGCCTGTGCTTGTCAATCGGCATGAAGTCCTCTGCTTGAACGTTTGTACCGCGCTTCATGTGCGGCGACAGTGAGGCAGCTGCAATTACTCCCGCCTGCCGCCACTCGTCTCCAAACGGCTCAAAGTATTTTCCAAATGCGATCCACTGTGAAAACTCCCTGCTGTCCATCTGATCGATTTCGCGGATTGTTTTTTTTAGATGGCCCGCCAGACGAAACTTAAAAACTAATGTCGGACGGGCATTCATTCCCCCGCCAATTCCTCAACATCTTCCGCACTTAGTGCATTGAGCTTCATGGCCTTTTCCCACAGCCGATTCATAACGCTGGCAGATTTCAGCACAAGGAGCGGCATGTGCGTCTCGGTGAAAAGCAGCTTGCCATTCTTGTCGCACAGCACCTTCAGCAGAAACTTCGTGCGAAAGTTTGCAACGCCCTTCTCCTTGTGCTCTAGCCATTCCAGTTCGTGCGAATCGCGCTCACCTACACTCATCACGCGCAGATAGACGTTGCCCGCCCACTCTTTTACAAAACACTTTTCTAGCTTGGCATCAACAGCATCAAGCACGTCCTGCGTTTTTAAATCTTCGGCCATAATTACTCCAGAATCCTAAAGTTGACCGTAAACTTTGTGACGCCATTCAGCTCTGCCGCTGCACTGAAACCCATGTACAGTGCGTCTACAGCTAGATTCATGCTGCCACCGCTGACGGTAAGCGCTTTCTTCTGGTTCCAGTTTGCAGAGCCAACGCCGGTCGCTGAAAGTGTCGTAATCTTTACCGTGCCTGCGCTGTCGTTCCAATCAACTGATCGCCCACGCGAAAGATCGCCATAGCGGTCAATGTCGATTGATGTGATCTCGGCAAACGTGTGAGCGCCCCAAGTCACTGTCATGCCTGTGCTGTACGTTGCCACGCTTAGCCTCGCTTATCGTGAGACCCTAAACGTAGCTGAGCCACGCACAATCTCATTGACGCCCAAGGTCACGCTGCTGCTGCTCACTGTTGCCGCTGCGTTTACCGCTGTGCCACCAGAAATAACTAGCGTGCCGGTGCTGCCGTCTGAAATTGGTGATGCGCCAAGATACTCAATCGATACCTCGCGGCCAGTGTCGTCAAATGGCCCAGCTTTGAGCGGCTTTGCGAGTGACAGCATCGACTCGCCAGCCGTCTGTCCAAGATGCGAGACGTCGATTCCTCCGACCTCTGTCATCGTGTACGTCAAGCTTGTCAAAGTGTAGGTCGTGCCTGCAAAAACAAAGGTTGTTCCGCTGGTGTATGTGTTAGCCATTTTTACTCACTCCACTGTGTGTCAAAAGTCAAAGTCGTTTGATAAACCGGCGGCACGTCGCCGCCTTGTAATTGCACAAAATCGTCGCTTTCGCTTGTCAATTGCGTCTGTCCAACGATTGTACCAAATGCCGATCCGCTATAGGCGTCAAGTGACGCTCTGACAGCGTCTGCAATCGTTCGTGATTGCAAGTATGTTTCTGCGTATGCCGCAAACTGAACTGACACGCTAGGCACGCCCATCGCACCAATTAGAGTCTGCTCACGACTGACGCCAGTGCGTTGATAGGTGATGAATGGCAACGCTGACGATGTGGGTGCCAGCAGCGGGAACACACGCAGGCCGACGTGGATTGCAACCTGTGGCGTTGCCAGCAGCTGCCGCATCAATACCTGCTCTGGTGACGCAAACATCATCAGCCTCCAAGGAATTTCTTTGCGTTGCGCACGTTTGCACGCAGCCCGGCCTGCAATGCACTACGCATGCCCGATTCAATGATTTGTGCCATCTGGCCCTGCGATGCGGCGAACGCATTACGCAGCGGGTGCAGTGCAGGCATCGGTGCCACGGAACCTTTGGTCGTAAAGAAATCCATTGGGTATTGGCCGCTTTGCGCTTGGAAAAAACGCCGCTTGTTAAAGCTCGACATAATGCTGCTGGTGGCCTGCATCTTGACGCGATCGCGCCGGGTCACAATCCGACCGTCTACGATTGTGCGTGTCTTTTTGCCTGCCACGCTCTTGCCGGCGAAGCGTCTGCCCTGCGTGCCAAACTCGACAAGGTGCGAATGGAATCCACGGCTGGCAGGATTCTTGCCGCCACCTGCACGACGAAAGCCAACGACAAAAATGCTGACGGGAATGTTCTGCCGATTGTTGGTGTAAGCCTTTGACTTGACCGATACGCTAGCCGCAAGATTGCCGGTGACTCTACCGATCTTGCCAACCTGCGATGCAAGCGCAGCTTTGCCAACGGCAGCGGCTTTTTTCAGCACCTTCTTTTGTTGTGCCAAGGCGATTTCTTTTGGCAGCTTCTGCAGTGCGTTGATAATCTCACGCAGCGGCTTCTCAGAATATCGCTGCTTGGCAAATGGCCCTGTGCCTAGAGCCAGCGTGATCATTGATTCACTCATGTTGCGGCCTCTTGGCAAACAAGATTATGAAGCTTCTTGCTGTCAGCCTCTAGCACGCTGATGATCTCTAGAATGCGACTGCCCCACAGAATCCGCATCTGTGCAGTCAGTCCGCTTAGGTATCGCATCTGCACGTTGTGGCTGATGGCAACGCCAACCTGCCCGGCCCGCAAAGCCTCTTGACTGCTGACGCCATCGACAGAAGCCCACACCGTGGCAAACGTCGCCCACGTTTGAATTGTCTCTCCCAACGAGTTAGCCGCGTCAGTCGATTGCTGCACGATCACCCGTTCGTTGAGCATGCCAAAATTCATGTGCCCACCAAGATGATCGAGTAGGTGGCCGTGCCAGACACCGCTGCAATGTTGACCGCTGCTGTGGTGTGGCCGCTCAAAGCAAACGCTGCACAGTTGGTGCTGCTGCTGTATGCGGTCACGCTAGGTGCGGTGAATTTAAGCGCTGCTGTGCCTTCGATCACCACCCGGCTCACGGTCGCAAACGTCGCCGCTGTGCCACTGGAGTCAACGTAGACGCTAGGGGCCACGGCAATGCTGACCGCTGCGGTGCCGCATGTGCCAGAGACAATCGCAACCTTGCCGGTCGTAAGCGAATCGCTTGAATCAACCGACAGAACTTTTAGCGAAGTCGTGCCGCTGGTGTCATGCACCAGAGCATCAATATTTATGCGGCCAGAGATGGTCATTGATAGCTGCCCCACGATTTCGATTTAAGCAAGGATTCAAGAGCGAACTCAATCGGCTTTGTGATCGTGCCCGTCACCACTGCCGAGCGGTTCTCAAACAAATGCCCGACCATTAGCAGAATCGCGTTTTTTATCGGTGGCGGGATGTCGCCCTCGTCGCTGCCATAGCCTGCCCAGTAGGTCACAGCGATTGAGTTGTAGTCGTTCAAGTGTCCCGGCCACGATCCAGAGTAGTTCTGTCGCAAGACGCCAGGCGTAGACGTTCTATCAATCCGGTACTCGCTGCTAGACAGCGTTGCCGTTGTGCCTGTCTCTAGCGTGTAGGTCA